ATGGTGCTGTAACTAATGCAAAAATTGATACTGTAGCCAATACAAAGATTACTGGTAATATTATTAGCTCGCAAATTACAAGTGTGGCGAATACACAGATTACTGGTAATATTATAAGTTCACAAATTACATCAATTCAATCGTCAAGTTTACCAGCTGGTAGCGTAATACAAGTAGTTAGCGCAACCAAGACCAATACATTTACAACTACATCAAGTTCTTTTACTGATATTACTGATTTATCAGTTTCTATAACTCCAACAAATTCTGCAAATAAGATTCTTGTGATTTGCAATGTACCATATGGCGCAGATGTTGATGGAATTATTCAACTTGTGCGAGGTAGCACAGCTATTGGAAGTGGTACTGGTGGTAGTATAAATGGTATAAATAATATTTATAGTGGCGGAGATGGTCAACATTCTAGCTATCAAACTTGTTTTAATTTTTTAGATAGTCCATCAACAACATCTTCAACAACTTATAAAATTCAAATTCGCACAAATGGTGGCGGAACAGCGTATGTAAATCGTAGAAAACAAGATACTACTTATGGTGCAGTTTCAACAATTACAGTCATGGAGATCAAAGGATAATGAATCATAAAGCTATATACAAACTATATCCCACAGTAGTCACTATAGATGATACTGCTGGTGCATTTGACAAAGATGATAACAAAGTAGAGATTGATTTAAAACTTGTTAATGCTTGGGTTAATCCTGAAGCATACAAAGAACTACGAGCAAGAGAATATCCATCTATTCAAGAACAATTAGATATGCAATATTGGGATGCTATTAACGGCACCACAACATGGCAAGATGCCATTCAAGCAGTTAAAAATAAATATCCTAAATAAAACAAATTCAATCAAAACAAACCCATCTCAAAGGTGGGTTTTTTATTGTCTATTAACTTTAGTTTTGACTAAATACAGTATTAAAAGGAGATAATAATTGGCTGCATTTACTGAAATAACCATTGAAAAAGGTGCTACATTTTTAACCACAGTTAATGTAGAAGATTCGAATGGTGATGCAATTAATCTTGCTGGCTACACAGCTAATTCTCAAATAAGAAAATCTTATTATTCCACCACGGCGAATAATTTTACTGCCACAATAACAGGTGTTGCAAATGGTGAAATTACTTTATCAATGACAGCTGCTAATACATCCAATTTAACAGATGGTCGTGCATTATATGATTTACTGATTACTTCACCAGCAGGAGAAAAAACTCGTGTGGTTGAAGGCATTGTCACAATATTACCTAATATAACCCAAATTTAGAGAAGTTCTATGGCAATAAAATTAGGTAAAGTAACAATAGGTCAAAAAAATAGAACTTCAATTGTATCTTCTAATTTTAAACCAAAACCAAACGTAGCTTTAGCAGAATTATCAGATATTAACCTTGTAAATGTTGATGATAAAGATGTTTTACAATATAACTCTGCTACAGGTAAGTTTGAAGCAAATACCGTAACAGCTACTGTAATTGCGGTAAACGGTGGTTCCTTTTAGAGATAAATAATAGATTAATTAAATAAACAACATTGTTTTTATATTATTATTTAATTTGAATATATGATGTACCAAAGGAAAAAATAAATGGCTAACACCGTAATTCAACTTAAATATTCAGATTCTACAGCTACACCTCCATCGTTAAATACCGCTGAACCGGCGTATTCTAATAATTCCAATAAGTTATTCATTGGTCAATCAGATGGTTCAGTTGTTGCAATTGGTGGTAAATATTTTACAGCTATTGTAGATGCGGCCACTTCAGCAAATACAGCATCAACAATTGTTAAAAGAGATAGCAATAATAATTTTACAGCTGGTACTATTACTGCAAATCTTTCTGGTAATGCAACTACAGCTACCACACTAAAAACAGCTCGTGACATTGGTCTTGCTGGTGATGCAACTGGTAATGTTTCTTTTGATGGTTCACAGAGTGTTACTCTTACAGTTGATCTTACTGATACGGGCGTTTCTGCTGGCACATATGGTGGTGCTTCGCAGATTCCAGTTTTTGTTGTTGACGCAGAGGGTCGTTTAACTTCAGCCTCTAACACAGCCATTTCTGTTCCGTCAACTTTATCAGTCGCTGGCGATACAGGTTCAGGAACATTATCACTTAATTCAGATACATTAACGATTGCGGGCCGTGACGGTCTTGCATCTATTTTCGTTGATGCTAACAATACTGTTTTAGTTGATGTTGACAATACAGTTGTGCGAACAACTGGCGGCACAATCTCTGGCGATTTAGCTGTTACGGGTAACCTAGTTGTTTCTGGTAATACAATCACACAAGATGTTGAAATTCTCAAAGTTGAAGATTCTCTCATACAATTAGCTGCAAACAATGCGGCTGATGCGGTTGATATTGGTTTCTTTGGTCAATACAATGAAGGTGGAATAAAATATACTGGTTTGATCCGTGATGCTTCTGATTCTGGTAAATTCAAACTTGTAACTGCCGGTACAGTTAAACCTGTAGATGCTAATACATTTGATCCTGCTACCTATTCAACTGGTGTATTGGTTGCAAATATTGAATCACAAAGTGTAACTGTTGGTGGTATCAATATTTCTACTCGCCTTAATAGTGCTTTTGAACATGCAAACGGTGCTTTTGATAAAGCTAATACTGATTTTACAAATATATCTGTTACTGCTGGTGATTACGGTTCAGCTGCAATTATTCCTGTATTCAACCTTGTTGCTAATGGTCGTATTGCTTCAATCACGAATACATCAATTGCGATTGGCGCTTCAGCGATTACATCTGGCACATTAGGCGTAGCTCGTGGTGGTACAGGATTCTCATCTTATACTGCAAACGGTGTTATTATTGGTGGCACTACATCAACATCAGCATTAACTTCTGTTGCTTCTTCTACTGAAGGGCATGTATTACAGGTTAATGCCTCTGGTATTCCAACATTTGCACACCTTAACGGTGGATCATTCTAATTATAATGAAAGGATTTTATCATGGATGGAAAGTTTTTAGACGTTTATAACGAAGTAATATTGGAGAATTTTTATGCTGTATTAAAACAAAATTTTATGTTTCAAACGCAACTTAAGTTTGCTGAAGAAAATAATAAAAAAATAGCCGACCTAGAAAAACAAATTGCTGTTTTAACTTCAGAAAATAAAGATACCGTTACGCAGAAAAATCAAATTATTGAAAATTCAGTAAATATTGATAATGAAAGACATAGATTACAAGTAGCTGTAAATAATCAAATGAAAGAACTTGAATCTCTTAAAAAAATAATTGAAAATTTAAACGAAAAAGAAAAAGATCAACAAAAATATATTGTTCAATTAGAAAATATGTTTCCAAATTCAAAGAAAAAAAAACTAGGTATTGGAACACATAAAGACTCAAAATTAATTAAAGAAAAAACAACAACACTAAACGAAGACAATGATAATACACTAAAATTTGCTTCAAGTGGCGGAACATTCTAGTAAATGGCAAATACAGTAATATCACTCCGAAGTTCAGGTGTAACGGCAAACACTCCGTCACTTGGTGTTCTTGCAAACGGTGAGTTATCTCTTAACTTCGCTGATGGTATTCTTTATTATAAAACTTCATCTAATTCTTTAGGTTCAATCTACACTACTCCGCCAGCTGGACTAAATCAAGAAATACAGTTTAATGATTCTGGTTCTTTTGGTGGTAATTCATCTCTTACATTTAATAAAACTACAGGATTATTGTCCACCAATAATCTTACAGCTAATTCAGTAGCCACTACATCTTATGTTCAATTTGGTGATGGTACAAAACAATATACTGCTAATTCTGGTGTTGCAAGTGCATTTGCTCAAGCTAATGCGGCTTTTGCACAAGCAAATTCAAATTACATTAGTGCTGTAACAAGATTAGATGTAACACATTCCGGTTCTTCAGCCTATTTAATTGACCAATATTCTGGTAATAATCCTGCCATATATGTTATCGCAGGAGAAACAATAGCATTTTATTTGAATGTAACTGGTCATCCTTTTATGATTCGTGTTTCAAGTGGAGGTGCAAATTACAGCACTGGATTGATACATGTTGCAACCGATGGAACAGTATCAACAGATTCAAGCGCTCAAGGTAAAGTAACCGGAACGTTATACTGGAAAGTTCCAGCTGTATTAGCAGGTAATACTTATGTTTATCAATGTTCTCATCATTCAGGAATGGTTGGAAACATTAACATTGGTCAACCAAATTCAACGATACTTACTCATGCAAATGAGGCTTTTAACAAAGCTAATTCTGCTAATGTATTAGCACAAGGGTCTTTTGATAAGGCTAACTCTGCCAATGTATTAGCACAAGCATCTTTCGATAAAGCTAATTCTGCTAATGTATTAGCACAGGGGTCTTTTGATAAGGCTAACTCTGCCAATGTATTAGCACAATCTGCTTTTGATAAAGCCAATCAGACTGCACAATTAGCATTTACTACCGTTTCTGCTAATGGAACAAATTTAGTTGCTGATGCAAATAACGATACACTTACAATTACTTCAACTGTAGCTAATGGTATTTTTGTTACTGGTATTGCCGGCACAGATACGCTAGATATTGGTTTAATAGATTCAGGTGTAACTGCAAGTGGTTATGGTAGTAATATTCTCGTTCCTACTTTTGTAGTTGATACTAAAGGTCGTTTAACATCAGTATCAAATACAACCATTCGTTCAGCGACAACAACACAAACAGGTATTGTTCAATTAGAGGATTCAGTCACATCTACCTCTACAAGTAATGCTGCCACTCCAGCCTCAGTTAAAACTGCTTATGATTTAGCTAATACCGCCAATGTAACTATTAACTCTGCTTTTAGTAAAGCTAACTCTGCTAATTCTTTAGCACAACAAGCTTTTGATTTTGCGAACACTATTTCTGGTGGTGCTGCTACTGATAATGTAGCAAGAACAACATCCACAGCTGCATTTAATCATGCAAACGGCGCTTTTGATAAAGCTAATACTGATTTTACAAATATATCAATAACAACTGGTGTTTATGGTAACGCTTCACACGTTCCAGTAATAACGCTTTCTGCCAATGGTCGTATATCAAATGTCATAAATACTCAAGTTGATATTTCTACCACACAAGTTACATCGGGTATTTTTGCGTTTGGACGAGGTGGCACAAATGCTACTTCATATACAACAGGTGCTTTATTAGTATCTAACGGCAGTTCCATTATTTCTTTAGCAAATACTGGTACGGCTGGCACATATGGAAACTCTACTTTTGTTCCAGTTATTACAACAGACGCTTATGGTCGAATTTCTAGTGTTACAAATACCGCAATAGATGTTACTGGTAGCGGAGCATCTATTGGTGATGTATTAGCTCTTTCAATTGCATTAGGATAAAATATGGCAAAACCAACCTCAAGAACTCAATTTAAAGATTATTGCTTACGAAGACTTGGCCATCCAGTTATTGAAATTAATGTGGATGACGACCAAGTAGAAGATCGTATTGACGATGCTCTTCAATTTTTCCACGACTATCACTTTGATGGTTGTGAAAAGATTTACATGAAACATCAATTCACACAAGAAGATATTGATAGACGATGGATCTATGCGCCAGATGCTGTCATATTTGTTAATGCTGTTTTACCATTTGATGATTCAAATTCATCAATTAATATGTTTGACTTACGTTATCAATTACGTTTGCATGACTTGTATGACTTTACATCTGTATCTTATGTGTCATATGAAATTACGATGCAACATATTCGCACATTAAATTTATTATTCTCTGGCACACCACAATTTAGATTTAATCGCCATCAAAATAAATTAATGCTTGATATTGACTGGTCAAGAGATGCAGAAGTTGGTAAATATGTAATTATTGAATGTTATCGTAAGTTAGAACCGGATACAATTACTTTGACTGGCACAGTAACGGGTAACACATCATCTAATACACTTGTTGGCACATCTACCATATTTGACCAAGAAATTATTGAAAATGATTTCATTACTTTGAGTAATGGTGTAGAAGTTCAAGTTCGTAAAATTAATTCACCAACAGAAATTGTAATTGCAGCTAACACATTAAGTGCGAATGCAACTGCCAACACAATGACCAAAGAGGGTTATTCAGATGTTTGGGACGATAGATTTTTAAAACAATATACTACCGCAAAAATAAAATATCAATGGGGTTCTAATTTAAGTAAGTTTGCTGGTGTTCAATTACCTGGCGGAGTAACACTTGATGGTCCAAAAATTATGGAAGAAGCTCAAAGAGAAATTGATAAAATAGAAGAAGAAATGCAAAGTTATAATGTATTGCCAAATGATTATTTCATGGGTTAATAATGAATGGCCACCAATTTATATTTTAATAATTTTCCAGAGAACATAACTTCAGAGCAACTGCTTGTTGAAGATTTGGTCATTGAATCACTCAAGATTCATGGCATGAGTGTTTTTTATCTTCCAAGATCCAGCCGTGATACCGTTGATTTTATTTTTGGTGAAGATACTCTTAAGCAATATGTTGAAGCTTATCCCCTTGAGATGTATTTGGAAAATGTTACAGGTATGGAAGGCGAACAAGACTTTATATCTAAATTTGGTTTAGAAATTCGTGATGAAGTTCAATTACTTGTTTCTCGCCGTAGATTTAAAACAACTATTCCTCAAAATAGACCAAAAGAAGGTGATTTAATTTATATTCCTTTGGTGCAAAACTTCTTTGAAATTACTTTTGTAGAACACGAAAATGACCAGGCTATGTTTTATACATTAGGCCGTGGTCGTGGTGGCAATGTTTATGTGTTTGCTCTTAAACTTAAACAGTTTGTATTTTCTAATGAAATTATTGAAACAGGTATAGCTGAAATTGATGATTCAATTAGAAACTATTATCCAAGAACAAAAATTACAATAAGTGCTGGTACTGGTAAATTTATTACTGATGAGTTGGTTTATGTGGGTGCTAATTTAGCTTCTGCCACAGCTCAAGCTCTTGTTTATGAATTTACTCCAAATACTCATATTGAAGTATATAGAACAATTGGCACATTTAGTTCAGGCACATTAAAAGGAAATACAAGTAATGCACAATGGACAATTAGTACCGTTGATACAATGACAGTAATGAATACTGCCTTTGAAGATATACAAGATAATGCTCGTATTGAGGCTGAAAGTGATAGCATTATTGATTGGACAGAAACAAATCCGTTTGGTGGTGATTAATGTTAGGTAATGATCAATTTTATAATAGAACAATACGAAAAGTTGTAGTGGCTTTTGGCACTCTTTTTAACGATATTACCTTACAAAGATATACTTTAGATGGTGTAACTAAAAAAGAAGTCTTTAAAGTTCCTTTATCCTATGGTTCCAAAGAGAAGTATTTAGCTCGTATTACTTCAGACCCTAATCTAACTAAATCTGTCGTTACGGTCGTTCCTCGTATATCCTTTGAGTTAACCGGAATGAGTTATGATACCTCTCGTAAGCAGGTGTCAACTCTACAAAACTTTTCAGCAAACACAGCGACTGCCATTAAAACACAGTATTCACCTATTCCTTATAATTTTGATTTTTCAATGTCAATTTATGTAAGAAACACCGAAGACGGCACTCAAATACTTGAACAAATATTGCCATTTTTTACTCCAGATTTTAATGTTACCGTAGATTTTGTTCCATCCATGGATCAAAAATATGATATGCCCGTATTATTAAATTCTGTAGCAAATGAAGTTGATTATGAAGGCGACATGTTATCAACACGTTTAATTATATGGAATTTAGAATTTACAGCTAAAAGTTATATTTGGCCTCCAGTTAAATCGGGTGAAATTATTCGTCAAGCTAATACAAGCATTTTCATTGACACTCAATCAAGAACTTCACAAAAAGTATTTGTTGATAAAGCAAACGGGTCTGGTTATTTTGCTGACGAAGAAACTATTTTTGTAACAGCCAGAGATATAACTGGTGATGTATCTTATTTCAGTAATTCAAACACCGGTATTTTGGTGATAAGTAACCTAAATAAATTACTTGAAGCAAATGATATTGTAGTTGGTGCAACAAGTAACGCTTCTTATACAGTTACTTCGGTTGATACGAATCCATTAAGAGCAGTTTTAATTATTACCACACCTGAACCAATTTCAGCTAATGTTGATGATGAGTTTGGGTTCTCTGAAACAATTTTTGAATGGCCTAATACATAATGTCTAAATTAAATAATAAATTATCTAAAGTATTAAATACTAAATC